AAGACGAGTAAGTAAGCAGCTAAACGAGACTTACCTGTACGTCTACCTGCTGCTACTACCTTGAATCTAGCCTTACTGTCCCAGACACTTTGTTGCCACGGTAACAGTTTAATATTTAGGTCTGTAGACATTAAATAAAAGTTCTATTCCACAGGGCTACCTTATTTGGTCGTTCTTTTTTACTTCCTGACCAATGGTAGTCTAACCACGCATCCATAGGAGACAGCTTGCCTTCAGCTAGGTCATTTACCACAAACGTAGGGTGTTGTAGTTTGTCTGCCAGAAATAGTAAGTCTTGAGTAGGTGGACTTACCTTAGAAAAATCAGGGTCTTCTGTTCTTAATATAGCTAAATCTTCTTTAGGTAAATTACTAAAGTCATACCCATTATCTTTTAAAACCTTTTTTAACCTAGTAACAGCAGTTGAGTTAGTGCCAGAACCCTTGCTTGTTTCATATTGATAAGCTCCCCTGCCTATACCTTTTTCACTATCGCCTTGCAACCTATCGTAAATGTTATTACTTTCTACTGCTCCTACTTGTTGCCTAAAACTATCAAAGTTTAAAATACCCTGCTCGTCCCAACCCCTATTTTTAGCGATAGTAAATAACACTTTGTTGTAGTCCACTGTTTTATCAAGGTCTTCAGCAGTATTTTCACTTGGGTTTGAAAATTCTTCACTCATCTTCATCTGCTCCAGGGTTTAGGTTAATGAAGTCACCATCTAGAGCGTCTTCTTGTTCACCGATAATAGTGGTATCGCCACCTACCCCAGTGATTGTAATGTTTACTGCGGCTTTGCCACCTGTGTTCTTAGCCTCATCAAAGTAAGATAGTGGCATAATCCTATCCACTACTAGCTTCCATGCTGCTGCTTGGTTCTTATGGTCGTCATCTAACGCAGCATTAAGGATACTATCCATAACCTTACGAGACTTAGGGGACGCAAGTAAGCGAGCTTTGTACTCACGAATAGCATCTGCATCTCCAGCAGGCCTACCTACTTTACCTGGTTTCTTTTTCTCTTGTATGTCTTTCTTCGGCGGTCTACCCCTACGTTTCTTGGGAACCGTTTCCGTTTTGTCAGTCATTTATCTACTCATTAAATTATTATAGTACTCATTAAATTTTTTTGTTTTGTACCCACCAGCAGAATAATTTAAAGCATCTTCTTTACTAGTAAATGGTTTATAGTTTCCTGTTCTTAGCGCATAGGACAGTGCATTTTGTGGGTCTTCAAACCTTTTTAAACCACCGCCTGTTTCCTGAATAATTGTAGGAAAAACGTACCAGTTACCCTGTCCATCTGTTTCAGCAGCCATTTCATGTGTTGATATGCTACCATCTTTATTTTTAATAACAGGATAGCTTTCTGGATTATTAATCCTATCTTCCCATTCTGGCTTTTTTAAAGGTTTTGCTACTGTTATATCTGCCATTACTTTTTGTTCATCATGTTTTTAATTGATTGAATACCGAATGATGCAGCGAATACCACACCTACTGCTGTCTTGTAGAAGTCTGGCATAGCTTCTAATGCAGTAAAGCCACGCATGACTATTTCTTCATGCCCTGTAAATGCTAGGATAAGTGGTATACTAACTAAAATAGTAAGCCACTCGTCCTTCCAAGATTTATTACTAGCTTCAGCCATAGCCTGATTCCAGTCCAGCTCACCTGCTGCAACCTTCTTCATTACTTCCGCTTTAGCTTTAGTAGTCTCTAGGTTGGCTTGGGACTTAGCTTTGCTTTCAGCTACCTTACCGCCTACCCAAGTCTTAGCTACTTCAGCTATTGGTGCTAATAACATCTGTATCATTTTTTCATAACTATAAAGTCAATAATATATTGCTCTGGTATACGAAGAATCTTTAAGTACTGCTCGTCCAGAGTATTGTAATCTCGTGCTATGTAGTAATTGTTGTCGCTTCTTTTAACGAAAAAACCTGCTACTTCCTGTATACAGTTACCCATTTCAGCGTTCTGCATATCCTCCGCTTCGCAAGCATCATTCCACTTAACGTAGACTACTGAGTGCATACTATTCCTCTATGTTGCTACAGCTAGTACTGCTGCAAATACACCTACACAAAAACCAGCGACCAGTGCAAAGAAGCACCAGTCACCGTTACTATTCATACATTTCTTCATTTAATCTTTTCCGCAATTTTAATTTCCCCTTCCGATGCCATCTCTTTGTCCCAGATAGTCAAGTACTCGTTAATCATACGAAAGAATACTGGCGGGACTAAGGCTAAAGCAAACAGTTGGAAGTAGCCATGCCCTGTATTTGGTGAACCTACTTCGTCTAGTTCCCAGAAGTGTGTCTCGCCACGGTCGTGATGGTCTCCTTGACGGCCAATCTCGATAAAGAACCAGCTTGAGAAAGCAGTAGCGTTATCCCAAGAATGGCGGTAATCAATGGGCTGACCTTTTTCTCTGTAAAGACCATAATGCTCTAAGTAGTTTAATGTTTCTAATTCAAAGTTGCTGACTAGCCACATAACGGCTAATACAGCCATACCTACCCAACCACCTACTGACCAGAATAACAATACTGTTGGTAAGGCCATTAGATAGCCACGAATCCAGCGGTTGTCAAACGATAGGAAGGACTTATCCAGACGCTCTAAGCGTTGCTTCTCCATCATGAATAGGAACTTGGATTGCCCTAATCCTGATAGTGGGTAGTGCTTATATAGGGTACGTCCACGAGGTGATGTTGCTGGGTCATCTTCATGCCCCAACTCTAAGTGGTGGTTGTAGACATGTGCGTAGCAGAAGTGTGCCTTGCCACTTAAAGCCATCATCATCCTAGCGATAACAAAGGAAAAGCCTTTGGTATGCGCTAGCTCGTGGCCGTAGATAATACCGATACCAAGGAAGATACCAGTGGACAGCGTTGCGCCGATTAACTCAGTTAGTGTTACTGCGCCTGCCATAAACCCACTAACCTGGAAGGCCAGTGCAATTTGTAGGCAGATAAACAGTGGTAGCATAACGTACATGGTTAGGTTCTGGAACCACGCCACGCCGTTAGTTTCTCCGTTCTCGTCAAAACCTGCACCTACTGTTTGCTTCTTCACGAGTGTATCCACGATAATGGCTACACCTAGCATAAATACACCCAACCAAGACAATACACCTCCTTGAACTACTCCGTAGAGTGCCAAACTAATCGAGGCGGGTGCTAGTAAGTAACGTAAGTTAATTAGTAATTTCTTCATAATGGTATCCCTTCAACGTAATTCGAGAACTCTGCGGGCAGGCATACTGCACCGTAGTCTTTTATCATTTTCTTTACTTTCATGTCCTCCAGTTCATTGGCAATAGCCGCTACGTCAGGACACTCTTGCTCAATAGTAGTCTTGTGTATTACCTCACCGTTAAGGTTTAGTATTAAGACCACTACTATTGCAATCTTCATTTCTTTTTCTTCTTTCTTTGTTGTACGCCAGCTGTTCGTTGATATGAAGCCATACCCATACCACTTCTACTAGCTGGCTTTTTCTTTTTCTTAGGTGGTCGCCCAACCTTAGAACCATATGTACCTGTACCTTGTGGCATAGACCACCTCCTTATTAGTTATTTAAATCTACTTTCTTTTTATACCTACATTTCTTAAGGGCATAGCTTTCCCCTTTATAATTATCTTTCTTCTTATTGTAAATCATTCTATGTTGGCCGAAAAATGGAGTTTTTCTAGGTGGATTCATAGTTTATTATTTTCTTATTTTTTTTTATTTTGTTATTAACATAGTAACTTATGCTTCGCATCAAACTATATAATATTATAGCATATAATTTTGAATAAGTCAAGAACTATTTTATATTTACGATAAACATACGATAAACATGCGATAAAAACTGTGGTGGTATTATCATACTCCGTATCGTTCTGTACGTTTTATGCTACGCATCGAGCTGTCCGTTTTCCGTATAGTAAAAATAAATAAAAACTAGTAAGTAAAACAATAAGTTAACTCATTTTATTTTATCGTTAATTTCGTTAATTAAATAACCAAAAATCACCTATTTTGTATCTGGGTGGCTACTGTAACAATTACGACTTGCCGCCCCTGCCCCCGCCCCTTTATCCACAGCTTATCCACAGAGTTATCCACAAGGCAGAGTTATCCACAATTACCTGGAAGTTATCCACAGGATATCCACAGGGTTATGCACAGGCATTGTCGCCAGTGATTTGCTAAGTGAATGTGTCGGGGTGGTTGCCTACCTGGCATTTAATCGGTGTATATATAAGGTGTGTTTCCCATAGGGTTATATAGCTACCTTACTATCTCTAATGGGGTATAAGGTAATAATGTTTAAATAACCGCTTGACATACAGCAAAACTACGATACAATGACTACACGATAACAAAACAAATAGGGTTATATATATGAAGCATTACGGAATTATTTACGATACAGAATTCGGCGCGGCAGATTTTGGCGGTGAGTATTCACACTATCAAACATTTATCGCAGCAGCTAACAAAGAAGCCAGAGCAATGGGTTTATTAGAAGATGGTGAATCAGTACTAGATTGTGATAACGAAATAACAGTTGACGGCGAGGTTATATAAGAATGAAAACCGCATTACAGTTATTATGCCTACTTCTTTTCATGGTGCTATCAGCAGGCGCGACAGTGTGGTCTCTACACGCTGTCCTTCATGGCTTAATTTAAACAAAGGGAATATTAAAAATGAAAAACGTATTAAGTATTCAAGCAGATGCAAAAACATCGAAGGGCGTAGAGTTAGGCTTTCTAACTGGCATTCTATACCTCGCGCCACACACTCTAAGCGGTGCAGGGAATACTTGCCCGATGGCTAAAGTTGCGCAATGTGATAAAGCTTGCCTATATTCTGCAGGTCGCGGTGCAATGTCGCCAGTACAGAATGCGCGCATAGCTAAAACAAAAAGGTTTTTTAATGAGCAACCGGAATTCATGGCGGATATTGTTTATTCAATCAACGCATTAATAAGAAAAGCAAAGCGTGAAAACCTAACACCTTTGGTTCGCTTGAACGGCACTAGTGATATTAGATGGGAAAATATACCTGTTGGCGAGCATGCGAATATTTTCGCCGCTTTTCCGGATATTAAATTCTATGACTATACAAAAATTCCTAATAGACGCAATATACCGCCAAACTACGATTTAACATTTAGCTACAGTGGTGTTAAAGGTTGGCAAAAACACGTAGAGAAAGCGAAAGCTAATAAGAGCCTAAGCCGAATCGCTGTGGTATTTTCACACCGCGAGCGCGCGCCTAAAACTTTCAACGGCTGGCCCGTAGTAGACGGCGATAATACGGACGTACGCCACCTTGACGGTACCAGAAAGATTGTGGGCTTATATGCTAAGGGTCAAGCAAAGAAAGATACAAGCGGTTTTGTTGTTCAAGTATAAAAAGGGAGAATAATTAGAATGAAAATCAAACACGATTACGCAAACATAAATACGAGCGAGCGAAGTGAGACTTTAGCCTACGTTGCCTGGGCTGGCCTAGCTATTATGTCAACTAGTTTATTGCTCGCTAATATGCTTTGGGTCATGGAGGTAATTTGATGAATGACGACGCCTATAGAAATATCGCGCTTATGCTTTCCAACTGGGCGCTTGATTTTAATCGGTCGGCTACTGATGCTATTAATTACATGGATAAAATTCTTGTACTTGATGAGCTAACTCGTGATATTATGATAACCGATATAAAAACCAATATTAATAAAGTAAGGCATAATAGTGATGATAGAATTTGAAAGTAATTTTATGACAGCAAAAGAGGAGCAAGAAATGGAAGATGATATTGATTATACACTTGAAGAAGAGTTTCAAATTTGGCTCGAAGACGCTATAACGCCCCAAGAAGGCGATGCTATGCGTACTCAAGACTTACGCGAATTAATTAATAATATACACAGCAGCGCACATAATAGGGGCTATGCCGAATTAGGGGAATATCTTTATCACTTAGCGTATGACGCTTTAGTTGAGTATAATTTGTACAATCAATCGCAACTGGAGCGAGATTAATGGATAAGGAAGACCAAGTACTAGAGCCGACACACTATACAGTGTGGAAAATGCAGCCAATAACTTTCATCATGCAGAACCGCATGGAATTCTGGCGCGGTAATGTTATTAAATACGTAGCCCGGGCAGGTTTCAAAGGTGATGAGGTGCAAGATTTACAGAAAGCGATACGATATCTTGAAATGCGTATTAATGAACTTTCCGGCGCACCGATTACGCATCATCATAAACAACCAGTAAACGGGCTTAAAGATGACTAAGCGTAAATACGGCGACCAGCACAAGTTTTGGTGCGATGTAGAGATGCAAAACGGTCACATTGTTTCATTCGAAGACGATAAGTTTAAGAATAAAACGCAGGCTTTAGAACATGCAGTTGCGCAGATGCAGCCACTAGGCGATGGATGGCTTATTACTACGTATCGTTGCCAGCAACCTAACGTTGTTCGGATTGCTAAAGGCGGTGAATTATATATTTATGACCCAATAGGAGACACATACAATGGCACAAGATGATTTTGGAAATAAGATTATAGAACCGCAAACTATTGAAGAAGAAAAACTTAAAGAGCATCACCTGGCCTGGGCGCTTTCGGATGCTGAAAACTATATAGATATGTACGGTTACGAGGCTTTTATGTTTGAACTTCACGCGAGGCTTATACAACAATGATTAAATATATTGATGAAAAACTAGTTAGTGATGAAAAACTAATTAGTGATAATGATATTCTTTCCGCTTATAGCGAGTACTTAAGTTACTTAGCGTGGCTCGATGCGGAAGAATTGGAATTACAAAAACAACACGAAATGGAAGCCGCTAATGCGATGTTCAGTGTGTGATACTGAGTTGACTGATGGCGAAACGTCTAGGAAGCATCCCGATACTAGGGAATATCTAGACACTTGCAGTAAGTGCCTACAGTCTATCTTTAACTATGACCTTGAAGATGATATGAGTGACGTTAAATTGATGTCAAAATACATACATACCGAAAGAGATATATTATAAAAAGGGGAAAAACATGCTATACTTAATAGGAATTGTTTGTTTATTACTTATTTTTTCTTTTATATTTGATTAAAAAGGGGGAATAATGAGCAAAAAAGATTTAGAAAAGGGGAAATGTTTGCACAAAGCACCATGCCCTAGTTGCGGTAGCAGTGACGCAAGGCAGTTCTATGAGAAACCTTCTGGCGTTGTTGATTCGTTTTGCCATTCGTGCGATACATTTTTTCCGTCTGATGACAATATCCAGGAATCCGCCAGTTCCTTTGTAAAGAGACATAAGAGCAAGCCAATGTTTGATATTAATAATGTAGGAAGTCTACCCACACGCGAAATAAGGGGCGTTAGGGAAGAAATATGCAAAGGTTTTGGCGTAAAAGTCTTGTTGTCGGAGACAGATGGCCAAACAATAACCAGTCATGTATTTCCAGACCGCGTAGATGGTAGAGTGGTTGGTTATGAAGTAAAATCCACAGATAAAAAGATAACAAGCGTTGGTGACCGCAAAGGTAATCTTCAATTATGGGGTCAGCATATCGCTATGAAGAATGGTGGTAAAAAATTATTTATCACTGAAGGCCGCCTGGACGCTATGAGTCTTTATCAGTCGCTGTTTGACCATAAGCCAAAAGGATATGCTGGTAAGCCTTCCGTTGTATCAGTAACAAAAGGTGCGACCAGTGCAGTAAAGGACTTGATGAACAATCGGGAGTTCGTAGATAGCTACGATGAGGTTATTCTCGTTATGGATAGTGATTCAGCAGGTCAGAAAGCTGTTAAAGATGTTCTAAAAGTCTTTCCTCGTTTTAAATCAGTTAAGTTACCTATGAAGGATAGTAACGAAATGCTGGAAGCTGGCGAGTCTAAGAAGCTGTATGAATTAGCAATGTATAAAGCTGAACACATTCGGCAGGGTGAGCTTGTAGATATCGATGCTGACCTGATTCAAAAGGCATTAGTAAAACCAGAAATGGGTATACCTTTCCCCTGGCGCAGTGTTAATAAAGCAACCTTCGGGATTAGACCGCACACTATTCATGTCGTAGGGGCAGCACCAAAGGTAGGTAAATCACACCATGAGTACCAGCTAATCCAGCACCTGCTAAAACTAGACCACAAAGTTGGGGTATTTGATTTAGAAAACGCACCTGTTAAAACCGCAGTACGAATTGCGAGTAAGGAAGCAAAACAGGACTTTACTAGACCAGATAAAGAGTTTGACCCACAGACCCTGCATGACACCCTGCTAGACCTACAAGGAAAGGTTCGGTTCTATGACAGGGGTGCGTCAAGGGACTGGTCAGACATACGCATATGTATAGAAGAAATGCATCTTTTGGACGGAATTTCGCTGTTTTTCATAGACCCACTAACCGCCCTTATTTCTCGTTACAATTCATCGGAAGCGAACGACAAACTGAATGAGATATGTACGGATATGGCCGACCTGGTGAACCTCTATCCAATTACGTTGTTTTGCTATTCACACGTCAACCCTAAACCAAAAGGCAGTAAACCGCACGAAACTGGTGCTAAGGTCTTATCAAGTGAGTTTACGGGTAGTCGTGCTATGGAGAAATGGTTTCATTATGGGCATGGTATTAGTCGTGACAGAACAGATGAATGTCCAATTGAACGTAGCAACATGAGTGAATTCTATATGCTGTTTGACCGAGAATATGGTCAACAATACAAGTGTGATGTATACTTTGAAGAAGACACAGTACAGTATCAGGAGGTCGGCTTTGACGGATTACATAATTGATATAGAAACGGACGGTTTGGACGCTACTAAAATCCACTGTATGTCGGTACACAATGGTAAATCTATAGAAACTTTTACCAAGTATGCTGATATGCAGGTGTTCTTAGCTACAGTTAATAGGCTGGACAGGATTATTGGTCATAATTTTATTCGCTATGATGCTCCAGTTATTGAGCGTATTTTAGGCACCAACATGCCCTGCCAAATTGTGGATACCCTGGCACTTTCTTGGTATCTTTACCATGCTGAAAATAGGCATGGCCTGGAGCAGTGGGGCGAACGTCTAGGCGTTGCTAAACCCCAAGTTCAAGACTGGGAAAACGCTGACCTTGAAACTTATGTCCACCGATGCGAACAAGATGTTAAAATCAATTATTTGTTGTGGACTAGGCAACATGAGTACCTTAACAACTTATACACAGATAAGCCTGAGCCTATTATCAAGTACTTAATGTTTAAGATGAAGTGTGCTGCCTTACAAGAAAAGTGTAAATGGAAGTTGGATGTTACTAAGGCCAATACTTTACTAGATAAGTTGGAATCTGAATATGATGAATTATGTATTCAGTTAAAGTCCGTCATGCCACAGGTACCCAAAGTGGCTAAACGTCATAGACCAGCCAAGCCATTTAAGCAGGACGGTACACTTTCAGCGCATGGCCTGAAGTGGAAAGGCTTGTGTGATAAAAACAATGTAGACTTTGATTCAAAAGAGCCTATCGAAGAAACTGTCGGATTTGATGAACCAAACCCCAATAGCGTTTTCCAGGTGAAAAATTGGCTGACTAGTCTAGGTTGGAAACCAATTACTTTTGAGTACAAAGCGGCTGCCAGTGATTTGAGAAATAAAAGCAAGTCAAAGGAAAACTATGAAAGTGTTCCACAAGTTAAAATAAAAGATGGTGGCCTATGCAAATCCGTAATAAAACTTATTCCTGAAAACCCTGAAATCAAGGCTCTAGATACAATAACATTGATTAAGCACAGGATAGGCTCGATTAAGCATTTCTTAAAAAATGTAGATGAGCATGGCTTTGTTAAAGCAGAGATAGGCGGCTTAACTAATACGCTACGATTCACGCACAGAGTATGCGTTAATATACCGTCTAGTCGTAAATTATATGGTTTAGAAATACGCGAGTTGTTGACGGTATCTAACGATGACAATATTTTATGCGGCAGTGACTTAGCATCGTTAGAAGATAGAACCAAGCAACACTTTATGTGGAATCATGACCGAGATTTTGTAAAGGAAATGATGGTTGACGATTTTGACCCACACCTTGACTTAGCTTTATCAGCCAGTGCAGTTACGGAAGAGCAGGTAATGGCTTATAAGTACGGTGACGATAAATCAATCAGCACTATACGCCACAACTTCAAGGGCGGTAATTATGCCTGTACGTATGGATGTGGTGTTACTACGCTTTCTCGTCAATTGGGTATTGAAAAGAAGGAAGCCGAAAAAATACACAAAGCATACTGGAAGCGTAATTGGTCGCTTAAGAAGATAGCTAGTGAATCTACAGTTAAGAATGTGAATGGTAATCTTTGGCTGCTTAATCCAGTTAGTAAGCTATGGTATTCGCTACGGGCAGAAAAGGATATATTCTCTACGCTTAATCAGGGTACTGGTACATTCTGTTTTGATATGTGGCTTGGGTTTATAATTCAGAAACGCCCACAGCTAACTGCACAGTTTCATGACGAGGTTATACTTGAATGTAGTGAATCAGAAAAGGAGGAAATTGGTCAGATTTTAAGTAGTAGTTTAGAAAAGGTAAATAACCTATTGAAGTTAAATAGAGACTTAGGTTGTGATGTACAGTTTGGAAAAAACTATTCACAAATACATTAAAGTGTGTTATACTATTATAGTAACATTAACAAAAGGAGTTACAAATGGCGTTAAATAGAAAAAGTTCTGTACCTAGTACCACTGCTTCGAGTGATACAGAGTACACTAACCTAAAACCAGGTGAGTACGAAGGCAGACTGGCTTATGTAGCAGACTTAGGCTTGCAAGAGCGTGAGTACATGGGCGAGTCAAAACCACCTGCACAGCAAATCTCATTAGGTATTGAGATACTTAATCAGTTTGTTACCGTTGATGGTAAAGAGCAACCTCGATTGCTATGGACTAAACCATTTAATATTTTTTATGAAATGGATGAAAGGGGTAATGAATACAAGTTTTACAAGACATTTGATTCATCTGCTCAAGAAGGTCAAGTAGCTGATTGGGATTCAGTACTGGGCAAACCCTGCAATGTACTCGTCAAGAATGTTGCTGGCAAGGGTGAAAATGCAAGTAGACTCTATGATAACATTGATTCTATTTCACCTATCCCTACTAAGTATCAGGGTGACGTAGCAGCATCGGTAGTTACTGACATGGCAGTTGGTGACGCTGATGACGATAACAACCCTGCTCAACGTGCTATGTTTGGCTTACCTCGTTACATCTTTGACCGTAGAATCAAGGGTGGTAATAGTGGGGCTGAGGCAAAAGCTGTAGAAGGTTCTGAAGACTTTGAAGACGCTATTCCATTCTAATGAGACTACTCATTGATGGTGACCCTATTGTTTATCGTATAGCGTTCGCTAGTCAAAAGAAGCAGGAAGACGGGTCGGTGAAAGCTGACCCTGAATCCTACACACTACATTCCTGCAAACTGTACATGTCAGACCTGATTCGTGATACAGGGTGCAAAAGCTACAAAGTTTTTCTTTCGGGTAAACCTAACTTCCGAGATAAAGTCAGGGCTGATTACAAAGGCAATCGGTCAAAAGCTGTAAAGCCTATTCATTACCAGCTTATTCGAGACTACTTAGAAGAAAGGTTCAAAGCCCAGGTTGTCAATGGTATGGAAGCAGATGATGCACTTGGTTTAGCTCAAGAGCCTGACCACTCTACTGCTATTGCTACTATTGATAAGGACTTGCTTATGGTTGAAGGCCTACACTACAACTATAACACTAGGGAATGGAAAACTGTTAGTGCCGAGGAAGGTACACGTTTCTTTTACAAGCAGATGCTTACTGGTGATAGGGTAGATAATATAACGGGGATTAGGGGCATTGGCGACAAGAAAGCAGATAAGTTATTAGATGAAAACGATAACTGGGATAAGCTAATTGTTGATATGTACCTTGATGAGTTTGATAACGGATTTCAACGAGCTGTAGAAAACTCACAGCTACTTTGGATGCTACAAAGGGGCAAAGAAATGCCTATAGACTTTTATGAACAAGCCAAAGTATAGAAGCGGATTGGAAGAAGCCTTTGCTAACAAGACAACTGGATTTGATTTTGAGCCTATAGATATTCCATATATCGTTAAGCGCAAGTACAAGCCAGACTTTGTTAAGGGTGACGTATTGATTGAGTGCAAGGGATTCTTTCGCTCTGGTGATACTGCAAAATATAAGTCAATTAAAAGAGATGTCGAAGGGACTTACGAACTTATTTTTGTTTTATCCAACCCAAGTAAAAAACTTAGGAAGGGTAGTAAAATGAACATGGGCCAATGGTGTGATAAGGAGGGTATTAAATACTTCACAATAGACACCATTAAAGAATTAAATTACTACATGAAAACAAGAGAAAAAATATGTTAACGCTTAACGAGCTTTGCGAAAGACTAAAACACATTGATGAAATATCTTTAATGGAAGTCTTGGAAATAAACTCTGACGAGATAGTGGACAGGTTTGTGGATAAGATTGAAGAAAGGATAGACGATTTGCTGTTAGATTTTGAAGCAGAGTTTGATGAAATAGAGGAATAAAATGAAATTTCAATTTGAATTAACACCTTTTCGTATTAACGAAGGTGATGGCTGTATATTGATGCTTGGGTATCCACTGTTTGGTGGCTGGCTACCTTTCGCTGGATTTGTAACTTTTCAACACGAGGATAATCAGATTAAGTCATTTATGGTTGAATGGCTCCTGCGTGGTGTTATTATTACTAGCTCAAGAGCAGAGCTGGAGGAATTAGACGATGACTAAACCGCAAATAATGACTCCTAAGTCTACCTATACCTATGACTACCCACAGGCATTAGGCTACACAGAAATGCAGCAATCTATATTCTGGACTTCTGACGAAATCGAAATGAATAAAGATATTCACGACCTTAAAACCAAGCTAACGGAAGCAGAGCTGCATGGTGTAACTACTGTACTCAAGCTGTTTACATTGTATGAGCTTCACGTAGGTAACGAATACTGGTTAGACTATGTTCGTAAAACTTTTCCACGTCCAGAGATACAGCGTATGGCTAGTTTGTTTGGCATGTTTGAGCTGAACGTACATGCCCCATTCTATGACAAGCTGAATGAAGTCATGGGCTTGAAGACTGATGAGTTTTACAGTAGCTATGCTGAAGACAAAGTACTGGCTGACCGCATGGCCTGGATTGACCGCCAGTTTAAAGTAGATGACCCGTTATTAATTACTGCAATGGGTAGCATCACTGAAGGTGCAATCCTTTACAGCAACTTCGCCTTCCTAAAGCACTTTCAGTCTGAAGGTAAGAACAAGTTAATGAACATGACGGCAGGTATTAACTTTTCTGTTCGTGATGAGAACCTGCATAGTGAGGCAGGGGCATGGCTATACAAGCAGTTGCTCAAAGAAGAACAGCCAGACCCTGAACGTATGAGCAAAGTATTAAGTAAGATTAAACGCACATGTCGCCAGATATATGAGCATGAGTCGCGTATCATCGATATGATATTTGAAAAAGGTGCTATCAAGGGCATCACTGACGTGCAGATGAAAAACTTTATTCAATCACGCCTTAACTTATGCTTAGGACAGCTAGACATAGAACCTATGTTTACTGTAGAGTATGACCCTATTAGTCAGTGGTTCTACAAGAACATTAACTCAGGAAGCCTACACGACTTCTTTACGAAGCAAGGTAACAATTACAGCCGAGATTGGTCGGAAGGTAAATTTGCATGGTAGACAAAACGAAACCAGCTAAGAAGGACAGAAAGAAGTTTGATATTGACTTGGCGTATGGTGAAGTAAGGGAACAAGCCATAGCTGATATGTTGCAGAACAAGAAGGTTGAAGTTAAATCTGAACGTGGTATGTGGATTAAGACTGGTAACATAGCTATTGAATATGAAAGCTACGGTAAGCCATCAGGTATTGAAGCTACTGAATCTGACTACTGGTTTCATAACTTATGTGTAGGCGATGACATATATGCTACACTTGTATTTGAAACTGAACAGTTAAAGAAAATAATAGAAGTAATACCAAGCAAGAAGTCTGTAAGTGGTGGTGACCATAATGCATCAAGAATGTGGTTACTTCCGCTTAGAAACTTGTTTGTGGAAAAAACAATAACAGGGTCTAAAGATGTCTAAATCAATTTATCAAGAGTTAGGTGACGAGCGTAAACACCTACAATCAGAAGGTAAGTTACCACTATGGGTAACTACAGCAGCATGGCAAATACTAAAAGACAAATATACAACAGATGAGTACCCCGATTTGTACTCAATATACAAGCGCGTATCAATCACTGCTGCGAAGCACATGGACGACTCAGAGCATTGGCAAAAGATGTTCTTCAATCTAATGTGGAATGGTTGGTTAGCTTTATCAACTCCTGTGTTATCAAACATGGGTACTAACCGTGGTTGCTCTGTGTCGTGCAGTGGTGGCTATGTAGGAGATAGTGTCTATGACTTTTATGATGCACAAAGAGAAGTTGCAGTTCTTAGCAAGAATGGTTTCGGAACTTCAAGTTACATTGGAGATATTAGAGACAGAGGCACTTCTATCAGCTCAGGAGGATTGGCTAGTGGAGTACTACCAGTGCTTCGAGATTTTGTCCAACTATCACGCGATGTATCACAAGGAAATACTAGACGAGGTGCATGGGCGGGATATGTCGAACTAGAGCATGGTGACTTTTGGGAAATATGTGACCACCTAATCAATCACCCTGATGACTGTAACGTAGGGTGGAATGTTACCAATGACTTTATGGACAGACTGGACAGGGGTGACGAGGACGCAGTAGGCCGTTATCAACGTGCTATGAAAGTCAAGATGGTTACAGGTAAGGGTTACTTCTTTTTCGTAGATAGAGTTAATGAAGCCAACCCAGCCATGTATAAAGAGCATGGCTTAAAGGTTAAGGCTAGTAACTTATGTACAGAGATTACATTACATAGTGATGAGTTTCATACATTTACTTGTGTCTTATCGTCAATGAACCTAGCTAAGTATGATGAATGGGCAGATACTGATGCAGTGCAGACTGCTATCATATTTCTTGATTGTGTAGCTCAAGAGTTTATTGAGCAAGGTAGGGGTATCAAGGGTATCGAGAAAGCAGTGCGAGCTACTGAGTCTGGCCGTGCATTAGGCTTAGGTACTCTAGGTTTTCATACTTACCTACAGCAGAACATGATTGACATTGAAAGCTTTGAAGCTCACAACATAAATCAGAATATGTTTAAGGTAATTCAGAAGCAAGCTAAAGGGGCTAGTCAATGGTTAGCTAAGACTAAGGGCGAACCTAAATGGTGTAAGGGTCATGGTGTACGTAACACTCACCTACTTGCAGTAGCACCTAACAGTTCTAGCGCACTAATTTGTGGCTCTGTATCACAAGGCATTGAGCCTGTGTATAAGAACGTATTCGTACAGGGTAGCCCAGCAGGCGAGATTAACCGTATTAACCCTGTCTTAGTTGACCTGATGAAGTCTAAGGATGTATACAGTGACGAGACAATCAATCAGATTATCAAGGACAATGGCTCAGTACAATTAGTCGATTGGCTAACTGATGAAGAGAAAGCTGTGTTTAAGACTAGCTTTGAGATTAACCAAGAAGTGTTGGTACGTCTAGCTAGTGCAAGACAGCGTTATATCTGTCAGGCACAATCGCTAAACCTGTTCTTCCCTAGTGATACTCCAGAAGCGGAGATTAGCCGTATACACAAGCTCGCATTCAAAGATAAATACATAAAATCATTGTACTATCTAAGAAGCGAGGCAGGTGTACGTGGCAGCAGTGGTGAATGTATTGCATGTGAAGGTTAAGGCTTATCTCTTGCTTCTATGTCTGCCTTAATTTGAAGTTTTTCTTCTTCACTTAAGTTGTCAATAATTTTTGCTAAATTTGACACAATAAACTCAGGAGCGAGTTCTGTACCACTAGCGTACGCTCGCTCTACTTTCTTATTTAACCCCAACAACTTGTTAGTTGCTTTTCTGTTTGTGCCTATTGCAAGAGCAATCGAAGGAATTGTTAAAATAAATGGTAAAGTGGCAGCATTTGTAAGTGCGATAGACCCTTGTAATATGTTTGCAAGTCCGTATAAAGCATTTGTCTCTTTACCCCTTATAGATAAGCTAAGTAAATTAGCTCCAGGGCCATCTTTTGATTCTAAAACTGCATTGGAAAGTCTTTTCAAGGAAGCAAACCCTTCTTGACCTAGTAGGGCGGTTAATCTAGCTTGCTCTTCTTTAGACTCTAATTTAGCTAATTTGCTACTCATTTTAAACAAATCGAAAGTACCATCGGGGTCACTAAACAAAGTCTTAAGGTAGCTTTGTCTAATCGAGGCCCTTGCATGCTCGGAGGTTTTTACTACACCATCTATTTCTTTACCATTTTTTGCTAATTGTGCATAGCCTTCGTCAATAGAACCCAGCATCTTTTTAATTTCTGACGGATTAGCACCTAGTAGTGATTTTCCAAGTAAAGAAAAGTTTTCCCTATCTCCAGCCTTTAAAAATCTAGCACCTATTTTGGGGACTAGTAATTCCCTAGACCGTTTATAACCAGCATTTAATACTTGGTAGTCAGAAGCTAGGTTTGAATTGGTATTTAAAAATGACGTATCAAGCGCTTTTCTAAATTGAGCAGATAGTTCAGAAAGCTCAGCAGTGCTTTGAGACTTATTAGTAGCGTTAAAGTCACCTGCGGCATCAATCTGTCTTTTTAATAATTTTTCTACTGCAATTAGTTTTTCAACAGATGCCTTAGAAGATAGGCCTTCGCCTACAATCCTATTACGCGCATCATTAATTATATTTAGAGCTGGTGCATCCAGTGTTTGAACGTCATCTACCATTTTACTATTTACAAAGGCATCTAGGGTATCGACCAATTTGGTTGAATCTACTTTTACACGCCCATACTTACTTGTAATTGAATCTAAACCTACCCTGTAATTATCGCTTAAGGCTTTTTTACCCAAATCAATAATATTAAATATTTGCTGACCTAATGCCTCTGTATCAAGAGTTAAATTAGTATCTAAACCATCCATTATTTTCTTAGCTTCACCTACAAGAACTTCATTATTCTTCTGAAGCATTTTGTTTAACTTCCTTTGGGAAACTACACCAACACTACCTATAGATGTTAAAATACTTTGCATTACGGACGCTTTACCTGTCTGGGTAGTTAGCAAAGAACCGCCATTCTGTTCTAAAAGTTTTTGTGTTTGTTGAAGAGATTCAAGCGTACCCGTAGGAAGTACTTCAGGTGTAGTAGCCGCACCGACAACAGCATTTGGGTTAGCTCTTAAAGATTTGATAATTGGCCTTAAGGCTCTTCCCAAACCCAGTGTACCAACATCTATAACTAAAGAAGTTACAGCCTCATGCGCAGCCGCATCCATAGGGTCTACATTTGGGTCATTCTTTATTTTTTCAGACGCATATTTACCCCCAAATGTACCCAGCGCACCCAAAGCCATACTACCTACAACTACGCCTGGAAGGCCAAAAGGTGAGCCTATTTTCGCACCCCACGCAGCGCCCCCAATACCGCCAGGTACATCTAAGTTTCTAGTTACTACGTTTGTATCGTCAAGTATACCAGCAGCTAAGTCAGCTTCTCTTTGAGCCGCTATTTGGGATTCAATTCTAGCCCTATTTTGCCTTTCTTGTACTTGTGGGTCATTTGGGTCACTTACGTCACCAAACTGTTTTTGTAAAGCTTCCAACAGGTTTTTATCTTTAACTAATTTCATTTTATATACCCTTAATCTAGCTCGTAATCATTACCATCTACTGGGTCACGAAAATACTTTTTACCATTATATTCAATAACATATTTTTTGTATTCAGGCCTTGTGTAATCTAGTTCTACATCTTCACCGAGTATAAGATTTCTTACATTTTCATAATGTTTTTTAACTATATCAAGCTGTTCTTTAAATTCTACCTCGCCTAGTGCGGGGTTTAAAGCAGCTATAGAATTTTGTAATAAACCAATTTCTATATTACTTACTTGACCCAATGCCCCACCTGTTGGGGATGCGTCTCGCATACGTTGAAGTTCATCAAAACTTAAATTAGCTTTAACTGATTGTACTAAATTACTTAATGCATACGCGTCAGTGGCTGGTATAAATTGATTTACCATATAAAGTGGGCCAGCAGCTCCGTCCACGCCCAAAAAACTATCTGGGGAGATTGCAAGAGATTCAATCCTATCAAGCTGGGAAAGAACATTGTCTGCCCTAGCTACTGCCATCTTTTTGTTGCTTAGCTCCTTTTTGTCAACAATTTCTTGTTGGTCAGGGGTTAGTGTTACATTGGTTTGTTTACCTGTGTTTTTATCAATAATGACAAAAGCACCGTTATCCAGTTTCTTAATTTCGTTATTTGGTTTTCCAGCTTCAGCAGAAGCAGCAGCATCGGCAGCCTTTTTATCTGCTGCTTCTTTTTGACGCTTAAGTATTTCAGCAAGACCTTCTTGTGGAGTCAGTGTTTTGTCGGCAATTCTGTCAGCTAAATCTGGAAAGCCAGCAGCTAAAGCCTGATTAGCTACATTTACTTTTTGCGTGGCAGTAGTTTCTTGTTGAGCAGTTTGCTGGTCTATTTCTCTAGCTAAAGTTATAGCCTTAATAGCTGATTCTTGCTCGTTCTGTGACTGATATAAAGAAGCCATTTCCATTAAGTTTTTAGAAGTCATTGGTTTCTTTTGTAACTCAGCAAGTAACTTATTAGCTTGGTCAGTATCTATAGCTCGTTGTCTTTCCGTATCCTTTACGTTAAAAGCACGAAGCAAACCCTTGCCTAGTGTATCACCCATAGCAGTTGCTAAACTGGTTTTAAAAGGCTGTCTTGACGCAGAAGCTGTGGTGTAAATATCTTCACCTATAGACTGCCTTCTTTGAGCCAACAAGTCTTCTTCAGCACTACCTTGTTGCCTAGAGGACAGTGAATCTAAAAAGCCTTGTACATTAATGTTAGCCATTATTTATTTCCTATGTAAAGATATAATCTAAAAGTTTGTCACCTAGTCCTGGAGCTGCTGTAGCCACCGCTTGTGAACCTAACTGCTGTAGTAGGGTTGGTTCAGCGTAAGCAGGGGCAAGCGCGCCAGCGAGTTTTGCATCTATTTGTCTATTACTTAAGTAAATATTAGCAGCATTTTGCATGTTAACTCTTTCAAGCTCGTCAAGGCCTAAAGCCATTTG